TCTGAAAATGGGCTTGTTCCACCAATATAGAGATACATGATAGTGTTAGAAGCCTCTGAAAAAGCCTCTAAAAACTGTTCTGCGTTATGTACTCTAAACTTACTGGTTGCAATTGCTGGCATATTTTATCTCCTTAAAATAGGGTGTTTGGCAATCTCTTTTATTTATATGGAAAAAACTACCTTTAGTTTCTGTTTATTTATACAAAATACTCTCGGTAAACCGATGCATCGATATAATTTTCTTCTGGATTCACATTAACTTCCAGATATGTGTTGTTAGCGACATTTGTGACCAAGAATTTTTCTGTATCTGTTATTAGACTGTCATTTACAAGATAGTCTAAGATAAATTGTGTATTGGTTCCAACAACCATAGTCTTTCTTCCGCTAAGGTCGGTTAATACACTTTCTGAAAAAGATGAGATTGGATCTCCATATAAAGAATTGATTCTAATTGCGGAAAGTCCTGGATCGGTAAAAGATACTGAACCATCAATTTGGACATTTTTCCTAATGAGATCATTCGTAAATGGATCTTGTATATCAAGTTGATCATATGTGTCGATAATTTCGTCTTGATACTCTCTTATGCTAAACTCACCAAAAGTTATTGGCTTTTCTCTAAATGTTGTTGCGCCTAATGCATAGTTTCCACCAATATCTTGCTCGGCAAATCTTGAAATCACTTCATCTGCGACAAAGGTGAGTTCAATGTCAGAATATTTATAATTACAATCCACATCAAGTTCAATTTCAGTAGTTCTACCTATTTCAAGATTTAGATATGGTTTAATTTCACGGTTAACTGGAAGGATATCAAATGATGCCAAAATTTCTTCTTTTGGAATCTCAATCGTTTTCTCGACTGGAATTGAAATTGGACTTAGGAGTACGGTATGAATTGAACTTTCACTTAGGAATGTGTCATCACGAACATCCCTCAGACCATAGTCTTTAAGATATTCTAAGGCGAGCCCAGAATAACTTTCATTTAAACCATCGGAATTGATTTGGATTTTAATTTTTTCAGTATATTGTCTTCTTGTAGTAACTTCAACACTCTCGCCTAATGAGTCGGTAAATATTGTAGATGAATAATTGATAATTCCTTCATCGGCATAAAATGAGATTGGAATTTCAGTAAAGTCATCGGCAGTATAAAACTCTTTTTTAGTTAAGTCCCAAATAACTCCAACATTGACTAATGGACTAATCTCAATTACTGTCGGTTGGGTAAAACTTTCCATCGTAAAGACTTCTGAGTAGAAGTTCATTGACAAATCAATGCTTGCCAACTCGATTCTCTTCACAACTTCAGATGCACCATTCAATTTAGGAATGTTGAAGTTTAGCACACCATCAAGAGTAAATTCAGACCAATACGAAATCAATTCATATTCTACTTGTTCAATCTTTAATTGTTCGGCTGGAAGTCGTTTTGGAGAATGCGTATCGATCTCAAGTTTCATTCTTGGGATTGGCGCAACATCAATGTAAGGATTTAACAGAAGTGTGGTTGGTTGTGTGAAACTTTCTACCGTAAAGACTTCTGAATAGAAGTTCATTGACACATCAATACTTGCTAATTCGATTCTCTTTACAACTTCAGATGCGGTATTTAAATATATAAAGTTTGGATTAAACTTACCAAAGAAAGATTCATCTGTATATTGTGCTTCTCCGTATACCTCTTGACCAATTTCCTCATTGGCGATTTCTTCAATTTTTAATCCAAGTGCAGTTCTTCTTGGGTAAAGAGGAATTTCAATTTCAACTTTTTGACCGTATTGTCTTCTCGCAAGAACCTCAATTGGTTCTTCTAACGATGTAGTAAAGGTTGTTGATGTGTAGTTGATAATTCCTTCATCGGCATAAAATGAGATTGGAATTTCAGTAAAGTCATCGGCGGTATAAAGTTGACCTTTTGTGAGGTCAATAATAATACCAGCATCAACATAAGGTTTAATTTGTAATACTGTTGGTTGAGTGAAACTTTCTACCGTAAAGACTTCTGAATAGAAGTTCATCGACAAATCAACATAGATTTCTAATCTATTTACAATTTCAGTAGTTGATGATAATGGTATGAAGTTTGGATTAATTATTTCATTAAATGAAAGCGTTTCATATTCTCCACCAAACAGATCATTTTGAATGGCATCAATATTTAATTCTCCAAGAGGAAATCTTGGATAAGAAGGAATATCAACCTCCAATTTTGGTCTGAAGATTGGAGAAACTATTGCCGATTCTGCAACCACATCAATCTCTACAGTCATCTCACGGTTTGTCATTGTGAGAATTTCACTATAGAATCTCATACGAGAATCGATATATGGATATATTTCGATTCGATAATCAATATCAGAAGATGATAGTGATTGATACTTGTATAAATGTGGGCTTGAGAATGTTTCTAATGCATATTCTGCAATGGTGTTGTCAGAAAATTCTTCTAAAGTGTAAATTGAAAAATCTTCTCTGAATGGAGAAACAAATTCTGCAATTACATCAATCTCAAGTTTCATTCTTGGGATTGGCGCAACATCAATTTCTGGATTAATCTTAATTACTTCATAAATGTTTGGTATTACAGCATTAACTGAAGGAACAATATATTGTAATTTTTTCAGTCTTCCAGTAGTCTGTGGAATTGGTGTTGGGGCAAACTGAACAAACTCTGGTCGAGTTTCAATTTCATATGATGTACCGTCAAAACTGACAGTAGCATCAATAATAGAAGTTCCAAGACCAAGTGATGGCAGACGCAATCTATCAACAAAGATTCTAAATGGTTGAAGTGTTGCCGCAACAGTAACAAGAGGAAGTTCAATATCAATTTCATATGATTGACTTACAATTCCACTTGATCTTAATGGAACAATATTAATACCATAAAAGTTTTCGTTTGCGTATTCCGAAATGCTTTCATTTGCTAAATTCAATAACAACAGATTTTCATATTTTGATGTATCTTGTGCAATTGAGAATATTGTAACGGTAACATCACTAATTGAAGTTTCTAGTACCTGAACATCATTGTATACAATATTTGAAGAAGCGTCAAGATAAAGTTCTAAGAAAAGCGTTTGTTCTCTTGAAATGAACGGAAGTGGAACAAAACTATTAATTTTTAATAGTTCAATGTCAATTTCATATGATTTACTTACAATTCCACTTGATCTTAATGGGGTTGAATATACTGTATCAAAAGTTGTTTCTGCATAAGTTGAAATTAAATCGTAACTTAATGCATATGTTTCTAAATCACCATAGTCATTAAATTCTTGTGCAGAAGAAATAATATCGATCTCAAGACTTTGAGTGTACTCTCTTCTTTGGGTGAAGTAAATCTGTCCTTCTAATGAGTCGGTAAATAATGTAGATGAATAATTGATAATTCCTTCATCGGCATAAAATGAGATTGGAACTTCATCAAAAGTATTCGCATAAAATTGATCTGATTTGGTGTAATCTACAATTATGCCAGCATCGACATATGGTGTTATATCAATTTCACGAAGGTTAAAATTTCTTATTGAAACTGGAACCAAAACGGTATCTAATTCAAGTTTAAGTACTGCCTCACTAACTGAAGTTTCTGCAATGTTTACATCATTGAAAACAATTTGTGATGAAACATTTGCAAATAGTGCAATGTCAATTTCGAGACTTTGTGTGTATTCTCTCTTAAAGAGGACCTCAAAGATTTCATCTGGTGCATCTAAGAATGTCGTTGTACTATAAGATGAAATTAACGCATCACCAAAATATTCAAGAGGAACCTCAAGATATTCATCCGCAAAACGGGGTTGATCTTTAACTATATCAACACCAGCAATTAGATTGATTGGCGTTCCACTCAATTCAATTCGTGAAATTGCTCCAACATCAAATGTGCTAGTTGAAATTAGTTCTACTGTAGGTAGATAAAAATCAATCTCACGAACAAAATTATTTTCGCTTAGGCTTAATTGGTCAATGACTGCTGGTGTAATTTCAACTTCACGAATACTTCCAGCATATGGGAAAGTAACGCCAACAGGATACAAAGATAGGAAACTGCTGAGTGCAAGGGGTCTTGGTGTTTGATCAATTTGACTTCTGAATTCTGCTTGAAGACCAATGATAGATGTAATAACAATTTCGCCGAAGAACTCAAGACCAGCCGGGTGAACAGTTTCTTTCACCAACTCTTTATAGGCGTCAATAATCAGACCGCTTCGAATCACATAAGAGAAATCTTGATAGAAGAAGGAGTCCTGAATGATCTTATAGTTTACTTTACCGTCATCGTTTGTGAAGAAACCACGATTGACATTCAAACCAGAAATGATTGCTTCTAGATTAGCATTGCCGTCACCAACACCAGTAGCATCAACATTTGCGCTACTAAAATTGATACCAGGATTTGTAACATCAATCTGACGAATTGAACCAATACCTACTGAGTTATTTGCAATGTCAACTGTGACATTAGCACTCACACCCAAAATGTTGTCAACAGTAAATGTTGCGTTTGCACCGCTTACTGTATTTGCAGATTCAAGTGTAAGTGTAGGAAGATTGTTTGATGCATAACCGCTACCAATGTCGGTTAGTTCAATTCGTAAGATTGGACCAGTGTTTGTCCAGTCTTCTGATTTAATTGCACTATGCAATCCGTTGACTTCTTGTTCTTGAATGAGAACAAAGTCATCTTCAAATAATAAATTCTCTTCACCAAACGGTGCAGTATTACCAACAGATGCAACTTTACCTGCGGCATTATTTCCAGCACCACCCGTAAATGTGAGTATTTCACCAACCGCATAGTTATTACCAGAATTGGTAATTGTAATCAGTCTTTCAGAAAGAAGACCTAGGTCTCGAATGGTTTCATCAACAAGAGTAATCGTTGGTGTTCTTTGATAATTAGAACCACGACTTATAATTTGAATTTGGCTTGTGTCACCAACGGTGAATGTGTTACTTCCATCACTTACTGTATAAGTGTTTGCAATTGAAGTAACACTAATTGCGAGACCGTTACCAGCAGTATCAGTATTATCTACTACTGCTCTTGTGTTTATTCTATATCCATAACCTGGGATGTTGACGATGATGCGATTGATAGGTCCTGTGCTGATTGACGAAACTTCAGCGAGTGCTTCAGCACCATCACCAGTAATTGTAAGCACATCGCCTACAGAGTATCCTGAACCACCATCATTGATTCGAATGTCACCAATAATACCATAGACTTCAGTTGAAAGTCTTGGTTGCAAAACATCTGCAACAGTTTCGCCTGCTTGAAATTCTCCAGAAACAAGTTTTAAGTTAAACTCTGCGTACTGAACACCACCAAGGAATGAAATCGAAATGTTAACAACAGTACCAACGGCTCCAGATGTTTGACCACGAATTGTTTTATTGAGAAAGTCAAAAATATCGCCAATTGGAAATAGATTTGTGTTTGTAGGAATAACACGAATCAGACTTGTCTTTTCAAACTTACCATCCGAAACACGAAGCAAGTCATCGCCAGGAAAACGAATCTCAATGTTTTCATCAAAGAATGCTTTGAATAGAAAGCGATATGCTTCTTCAGTAGACTTTGATTGTAAGAGGTCACGAATTCGATTGTAAAGAAGTCTACGATCTGATTCAGATGTAGATGGATATCCAGCGTTTACTTCATCTCTTAGAAGTTGAAAGAACTCATCACCAGAAACATATTGACTACGGGCTTTTGGAAGTCTTGCAGATTCACGAATTACATTGTCTTTAACACCAGATATAGTTGCCGTTGCACCAGAGGTTGAACCAGTAATAATCTCATTGATATCAAGCGGCGCATCGGTAGTCATCAGTACGATGATCTCATTTGTTCCGACAAACGCTACTTTACCGGTTGCTTTGCTATCTGCACCAGTAACGATTTCGTCTTTTACAAATGTTCCAGAAACATCTGTAATTGTAAGTTTGGTACTCTGTAGAAACTTATAGTAGTCCTTCAAAAACTGAAGGAAACTCTCATCGTTTAATGTTGGAAAGAGAGTGTCTAAGTTTAATGAAGGGTTTAAAAATACATCAGCCATCTTGATTATCTTCTAACTAAACTGATTTGGGTATCGTCTGTAATCGTTACTGTGATATCATCGTCTTCGATAGTTAGAATTTGTCCTCTGAGTGGTAGAATGTCTAATTCATCTGGGACGGCAGTAATTCTAAGTGTAGTACCACCATCTGCAAATGAATCTGGAGCAAAGTTTGTGAGAATAATTTTGCCCGTATTATAATCAATTGTTCCCACATTCTGTGCAACACCAACAATGTCAGTACGCACAATACGATAGATACGAATGATTCCGTTGTTCTCTTCTAAGAAGCAGTTTGGTAAGCCTTGATATGTAAAACCGTTTGAAGAAATCTGAGAAACAATACCATAAGGGAATGATGCTGGGCGACCTTGCGTAACTGTGTTAATTGGGTTTGAAAAGTTAATTTCATATCGTGTACCGACGCCCAACTGAATAGCAGTTTCTTTTCTCAAACGAATAGTCATTGTATTGTTGAGAATTGATCTTTCAGTATTGTCAATAAGTTTTGTTAGTTTAGAATAGCGAAAATATTTTGAGAACTGGTCAAGATCGTCATCATTGTATTGCTTAATTGTATTGATCACCAATGACTTCAAACTTTCTCCTGTGAGTGTTGTAAGTCTTGGATCATATTTAACATTCGCAGAGATTGTTAGATAGATGAATTCTGGATCAACAATCTCTGTTTGTACTGTAAGAATTTTCTTTGGTTTGATAACTGTGTCGATGATCGCAGTCTTTTCGAATGCGGTAAGTGCAGTACCCGTTGTTGGTCGAACTGCAATGAACACACGACCATATTGTGGTGGATCATTATCTTCACCACCCCATACTGCGGCAGAGCCCACATTGGGTTGTCTGAGTACAAGTGCTAAGTAATCTTCAGCGGTTACCGTTCTATTTTGTGCGGTATAGAATTTTGGTGCGTTAAAGCGAACACGCTCAATCGATTCTCTTTCTTCACCACCTGATGCAGGTCCGTCTGCGGTCCATGTGAGTGCAGTCACACCACTTACTGTGCTTACAAGTGTAAGATTTGTAATTCCATTTCCGCTTGCACCATCAGACACAATGTAATCCACGAATACAATGTTACCAGCATCTAATGCACGACCAACAACATTGTCACCAAAGAACAATTCAAACTTGCCGTCTTCAACTTCTTCTAAGAAATATGCAAGTGTAGTTCCTGTAACTTCAACCACATTGTCTGGATTGAAAAATACTCTTGTTGTGGTATCGGATGCTGAAGTCTGTACACGAACTTGAATGGTTGATGTGTCTGCATTAGCGTTATTAATTAGAAATCTTTGATCTGGATTGTTTGGATCAAAAATATATCTTTCGCTTGCATAGCGACCTTGAGTTAACTCAACTTCAGTTTCTTGATATGTACTGCCTGTTGTATTGAAAAGAGAAATTGGTTCTGCATTTAAAAAGTAGTATGTCGTACCATCTACAGTACCCTCAAAGCGAGTGTATCTTGGTAGATCAACAACAGTTGGCGCACCAGTTGCCGTTGCAGTAAGTGTGCCATAGATTTTCGCAGATGATCTTGATCTTGGTGTGTAGTTTAGACTTCTTGCGAGATTGACTACTGAGTTTCTTCTTTGTGCAGTCGCAAGAAAGTTTTCAGTAGCGGCAAGATTCAAATATGTTGCATTGTAATATGTGTTATAGGCAAGAACATCTAAAAGAATGCTGATACCAGATGCATCAAAGTTAACATCAAGAAACTGGTCTTGTTGTTTGAGAAAGTCTTTTAGATTTTGTTTGATCGTTTCAAAATCTAAGTCATCAACTCTTAAATTTGTAGGGGTCGCCATTTATTTTACTCTTGTTGTAACGGTTGTTTCGACTGTTTGCACTCTAGAGAAACCTGTTACACGATATGTAATCACCACCTTGACACCATTTGGTCCGTCAACTGTTGATTCAATTGATATCAACTGGACTCTTGGCTCATGTTCTCTGATTGCTCTAGCAATTTCTTTGTTAATCTCAAGTTCTGTATCATAATCAATTGTTTCAAACAAGTATCTCTCTAAGTCTACACCAAAGTTTGGACGAAATGGTCTAGTACCTACTTTCGTACGGAGTAGATTGATAAGTGCCTTTTTAACTGCTTCTTCGTTTTTCGCCAGCGACAAATCATTTGTGACTGGATTCACACGAAAGAGTAGTGGCACATCTTTAAAAAATACTTGTTCTGCCATGATTGACTATTTATTCTTTTGTTTCCGTAGTTTTGCTATCTTGAATCTCTTTTCTTCGCTCTTTTGCGGCTTTTGTGAATTCGGCAAGTGCTTTTCTTGCTCTAGTACCTGCGGCTTTGACGCCTTTATCGGTAAACTTTTCATTCTCTTTCAAGTATGTGTCAAACAAACTTACAAGTGTTTCGTGATTGGTCATGGTAATAATCCTTTAAAAAGTTGACATTCTATTGACATTCGACTAAAATAACTGTGTAGCCTTTCATCATAACTCTCCTATACCATCAGGTGGAGGAAGAGTTTTTGCTATCTCAATTTGTTCATCCATCGATTTAATCTTTGATGTGAGAGAATACGATCCCCCATTTCCTGTAACAAGTATATCTCCAGAACCCCCTCCGGCGATCAATTGAATGTTGCCATTTGCAAACATTCGAATTGAAGATGTTCCTCTTTGAATATTTATGACCCCATTTGCACATGCACTCATTGAAATTGTGCTACAACCCATTGTCATGCTTGTATTGCTGAGTGTAGAAGTATTGGCAACTCTGAGTTTAATTTGACCTGTAGCACCATCATCGTCTAATGTGATGGCTGGTCCTTTTTGATGTTTGATTGTAATGTCATTGTTTGCCGCCATCGTAAAAGTGTTTCGATTTTTATGCGTCAGCGTAATTGATTCTGCATTTGCGGCATCTTGAAAGTCAAGTGTGTGACCTGATCTTGTTGTAATTGAAAAACTCTCTGAATTGACTGTGTTTGCAAAGTGTCTAGTTTCTTTTTTGTAGCGACCAAAAGAGTTTGTGCCTGAAGGAATGCCTGGAAGATAACCTAGAATTGCTGGTTCGTTTGATTCATCAGCATCAATAAAGAAACCAAAAACCCAATCGCCAAGTTCTGGTCGACCAAATGCATTTGGTATATTTGTTGGCATAATTGTATACGCCCAAGGTAAATCGCTGGTGTCTAAACGACCAGACGAATACTCAGGATGATATCCGAAAATGCGAACCTTGGCTCTGCCTAGTTTCAACTCATCTTCAATATCTTCAACAACACCAATCCACCAGACAAACCCATCTTTACCAAGAAACATGCTTAACCCTTATGTTTAAAATACTGTATTCTTCTTTCTTGTTCACGAAACCAATCATCAGATGGTTTGCCTTCGCCCTTATAGTATACAAGAGGGCGACCAGTCTTCTTTGAAACAATTGCCCATCGACCATCAACTTGCTTAAGTGTTTCAAGTATCTCTGGTCCGTAAACATCTTCTTCCCACTCCTCAATTGAAGCAGGTGTGCAAATGTACTGTTTGAAAGTTTTCATAACTGTAAATCTTTCGTATCTAATGCGTCTGAAGGAACATTGTCTTTAATCCAAGCGAACAGTTGTTTTTTAATTTCAGCGTCATTTGTAATCTGCTTGCCTGGTTTCTTCACGGTGAGGTACATAAAGTTACCTACAACTTTTCTACCTTTTACATCTCGGTAATGTTCACCTGTCTTTGGATTGGTGATGTACATAGTATTCTGTGGATTGTTCAACACAACATAGATGCCACCATCAACTTCTCTAGGAAAACCTGTCTTGACTAATTGCACAATTGTTCTAGCGGCACCACGATGCGTCTTCAGTAGAATGTCTTTTGGTACAACTCTTTTTCGATTCGCATTGTTTTGAATTGCAATCTCATAATTAGTTAGCACCCATGTCACATGAATATCTCTTGTTTGATAACCAACTTTTGTTAGCATTGGTATGTAAGTGTTCATGTCATCCATGTCAGCGAATGTTGTATCAAAAAGAATGTTTGGCAATGTGCCTTCTTTTGCATTGTCAAGAATCAAATCAAGTGTTTTGTTCTTTGCGCCTGTTGCACGAACCATGACATGCAATGCATAAACATGTTCTGGCGTTCTTAAATCTAAATCTTTGAGAGAGTAACCTTTGTCGATAACTGTTTTCTGAATCAAGTCCATATCTTTTTCGCTGATATTGTCACCATACTTCTTCAGCAAATCATCAAGCGTGAACTTATTCAACTGATCAAGTTTCTGAAAAGCAAGTTTCAATTCGTCAACATCACGAATTTTGAACTTGTCGCCTTCCATAAAGTTATTGATTGCAAACCCTTTGCCTGAACCAGCACCACCTGCTAGAAAAACAATTTGTCCATATCTCTTACCATTGTTATACATGATAAGTTTTTCTAACAAAGGCTGATAGGCTTCGTAGTCAGTTTGTTGTATGTACTCTGAGAAAGAAAGTTTCATCAGTTATCCTCTTATGCTATTTCTTCTGCCGCAGAGAATCTTTCGACAAGTGTATCAATGTCGAATCTGAGTGATCCACGGCTCAACTCTAAAGTTTTGTTGTATGACTTGGGTGTTAAAAAATGACGAACGGCAGTTACCATGTACTTGCCAGAATAAACTTGATCTTCGTGCGGTACAGGACTTTCGTATCTCAATGTCTTTGATGCTTGACTTGGAATGCTTAATTCAATCAGATTGCCTGCACCAATCTTGTTGGTTGCACCAGATACTTGAACAACAACACGAATGCCACTATTGAGTACAGAACCGTATGTGTCGTACTTCAACCATTGATTTTTGTTTGGTATTGAATCGTGTCTTGGTTTGGCAATTAGTCTTTCGATTGTTGTTGAATCATAGTCTGTAAAGATGTTCTTGCTATCGATGAATCTGTTGTTATAGATTGTCTTTAGATTGTCTTCAGATTCATTGATGTAGTCAATCTTTGTATCTGTGTATGTCTGATCAATCAAATTGAGTGTGCGAATTCTAGAGTTATAGAATCCAGACTTTGTGAATGCCATGTGATCAAAGTTTTGTTCTAGTCTTACATAGAAGGTAGATACATTGGATTCTGATTCCGTTTCATCAATGTAGTTTACCTTGCTTGTGTTTGGCTCATAGGTAATTTTTGGTATTGAATTGTTCTCTGTCCAAAACTCTTTGAGTGTATTGAAACCTGTGAATGCGTGAGTAAAGTTCTCTCTTGGATTCTTTGCAAATCTTTCAAAGAATAAAAAGTAATCGCCATCGACACATGCTCTTTTGGCTAACATGTTGATTGCATCTAATGGTCTTTTGCCTGTGCAAATAAATGGGTTGCTTAGAAAGATGTTGCTATTGTGAATTGCAATGTTGCTTGTAGTATCAATCTCTGAAAATAACTTTTGCACTACACTCACCAAGTTTCGATCTGTACCAAAACTCTTAAACACTTTTTTCTTTAGTGAGTTGACTGATGATTTTGATGTGAAAAACAAATCGTATGTTCTAAAACTGTTTTGCGTAAACACAATTGGCGATAGTCGAGTAACAACTAAATCGTCACGGCTGAGAATGACTTCGTTTTGACCATTTGGTTTCAAAGCACGAATAGCAATCTCTTCGCCGCCTGTGATGATAAACTTTTCGATACCACCAACATAGTCTTTGATTCGAATTCTGCCTTCAATTGAATATTTGAAAACATCTTCAAACACCTCAATCTCAGTAAAGACATTACCAAGTTCGACAACCTGTTCATTCTTCAATTTAATACGCAAAGTGTCGAGTGTGTATGTGCCTTGAAAATGCACACCAGTTTGGTTCTGCGGTAAATAGTCTTCGTCATTAAACGAATCGGTGTTTGGAAAATTTAGAAGGCTCATCTTTGTGACAACAATTCTTGTAGATCGCTTTCAAACTTAACGATATATGGTAGTTCTAGAATTCGAATACGAGATTTCTCATCGTTCAAACGAGTTTCGTATTCATAAAATGTTTCTCTATACTTTCTTGCGCCAGTTAATGTCTGCCAATATTCTTCGCTTACGATATCACCATCGGCGGTGTAGTAGTATTTGTATCCAACTCTAGCGGCTTGAACGCTTCCATATTTCTCAACGATATAGTTTTGAAATGTCGTATCGTCTTTTGGCCACTGGTCGTAAATATTTTCAATGTTATTGACCATGAGTAGAATGTAGTCATAGTAAGGATTACCATAGAGTAGATTTGAAACAACCTCTGGGCGATCACCATTCTGTACTGTGTATGGTCGAATTGCAATTGCGTTGTAATCTCTAAGTGCCTTTTTAATCTTAGCAGACACCGTGATATCAACCATACGCAACTGCGTAAATGGATCGATCTGATATTTAATTTTTGGGTAGAAAGAATATTGTGCCATATCTTATACCATCGTTGCGCCTGATTTAGCATCGTACTTGGCATCACCAAGAGTACGAACTGTTACTTCGGATAATTGAAGTGTCATTGTAGATTCTGTTGGTCGACCATCTTCAAAGAATGTCATCTTTTGTCCACCATAATCCATTGCTACAGATTCAATCGCACAAAGTTTGCTCTCATATAAAGTCTTTGCGCCTTGTGGAGAATTGAATTCAATGCTAAATGAAGTCAGATGTGGATATCCAAATGTGAATGATTGAAGTGTTCCTGTGTATCCACCAATTGTAACTGATCTGTTTTGTGCTGATGGAGATGATGCAATTTTAAATGTATTTACGATCTTATTAATTGCTTGCGATTCTGTTGCACTTCTTGGTCTAAATGTAACTGGAACTTGATATCGTCTAAACTGAGGACCTTTGTATAGCAATTGTGCATATGGATTGACTGCGGCTCTTCCAGTAAACTCTGCTTGAGAGATTGAATTCAAACCGCCAGATGTAAGAAAACCCGTTGCACCAGCAAGAGATTTTTGTAGAGCATATAAAAACGCTTCTGCGGCAGTCGCACCATATTTGAGAAGCCCTTCACTACCACCCTCTGTTACTTCAGTCGCAGTTAAGTCGCCGCCTGCTTGTTCACCAACATTCTCTGCACCTGCTTCAGTATAAAGATTTGCAGCCAGACTTTCCATGCCAGCACCAAAGATCGCTTCAGTTCTACTGTATTCTGAGAAACTTGACACATTGAAGTTATTTGGCACACGCAACTTAACAGTCGGTGCACCTGAAATGAAAGTACCAAAGGCGTCATAGAATTTAAATGTCATTCGTGGGATATGAAATCCGTCCTGCTGAGTGGTCGAAGGATACGAATAAGTTCCACTCAATCCAGCATCTCTGTATCTTCCCGTGACTTGAAGAGAAGTTCCTCCAAACGCACTTCTATCGCTTGCCTCTTGTGCAAAGTCTGGAGTTATTTCGAAATCTAATCGTGCCATCTAAATATCCTTTGAAAGGTTGTTTTTTATCTATTTATAATTCACTATGGCATACAAAGGCAAATACAAACCAACTAACCCACAAAAGTACAAGGGCGATCCAACTAACATCATTTACCGTAGTCTGCTTGAACGCAGATTCATGGTGTGGTGTGATACGAATTCGTCTGTACTTGAGTGGAACTCTGAAGAAGTGGTCATACCATACAAGTCTCCAATTGATACCCGATATCATCGATATTTTGTTGATTTTTGGGTACGATATCGTGACAAGAATGGTAATCTAAGAGCATGTCTGATTGAAGTGAAACCACATAAGCAAACAATGGCACCTAAGAAACATGAGGGTTCAGCAAAACCAACTCGCAGATATCTCAATGAAGTCATGACATGGGGCGTCAATCAAGCAAAATGGAAAGCGGCAACAGAGTATTGTTTAGACAGAAATTGGGAATTTAAGATACTTACAGAGAAACATTTGACATAAATATATGTATTCAACAACAGGAATACTATGTTAATCTTTAAGGAAATCATCTATCAAGGCGTTAATGCTGGTCAACTACCGGCACGAACCAATGCGGCTAGAGAATGGTATCGTGATGCGGCAGAACAAATCTCTGCACCAAATCGTTTAACGCCTTCAAAGGTAGTTCGATCATTTGAAAAGAAACGCAAAGTAGGCACACTCACGCCTGGCTACATGTATCTTTTCAAATACGATCCAAAAGGCAAAGAAGACTTGCCTTACTACGATACTTTTCCTTTGATTTTTCCTATTGAAACTTATCCAGATGGGTTCTTAGGCATCAACTTTCACTATTTGCCCCACCCTCTGAGAGCAAAATTGATGGATGCGATTTATAGTACGACAACTGATAGAAACTATGACGAGAAAACAAGAGTACAGATATCCTATAGCATTCTTGCCAAAGCGGCTAAATATAGAGCATTCAAACCAACTGTGAAAAGATATTTGAATAGGCAAGTTCGTTCACCATTTTTAGAGATTACATCAATTGAATGGGATATTGCATTATTCTTACCGTTAGAGAAATTTAGAAAATCATCAAAAGAAACTATCTGGACTGATAGCAGAAGAATGGTACGATAAACATGTTTAGTATAACATCATTTAAAAATAGCGTCAAGGTTGTACGCCCCAATCTGTTCTTTGCAGAAGTAACTTTGCCTAGCGGAATTGCAACTGCGGCAGGTGCTTCTAACTTTAACAGTTCATTTCGTTTTCGTTGTCAAGCAACAGAGTTTCCAGGAAGAACCATTGCGACAAACGATGATCAATCTTTTGGTCCAACAACAAAATTTGCGTATGATGTAACTTATAATGATCTTAATCTACAAATTATCGCATCTGAAGACATGATTGAAAGAAAAGTTTTTGAAAGTTGGATGGATAACATCGTTACAAAGTCTGGTACTTCTGGAGGTAATGGAACTGGAGGTTTTGTTCGATATTACAATGACTACGCACAAGGAGGCAAAGTAACAATTTATCAGGTTAACGATCAGAGAAAGCAACTTGCTAAGTGTACTCTCAATGGTGCTTTTCCAATCGGCATTGGACCAATGAACCTCACTTGGGAAGAGTTTGATAGTTACCAAAGATTTAGCGTCACAATTGCATATAGATATCATGTTAATGACTTTACGCAGAGAACACTTTCTGCAATCACATAATTAAGGAGAAACATTATGGCTTTAC